TTTTAGTTAACTTGGCAAGGTAGGCTAATTCCTTCCTCGTTGTCTCACTATCGTTCATCGGTGGGTCGGGGAGTATGTCGTCCCAGCCAATAGTAATTTTATCAGACACCTTCAAAATTTTTGGGGTATCTGTATATTTCATGTTTTTAATTTGTTCAGACACAAATTTGTCTGCACCGATTATATAGCTCACTGCTTCACCATCATGTTTTTTGATCTGTTGTATTCATCGCATAGTGGACACATTTCCTGCTTTCCAGCCGGATGCATCTCTCTGTCGTGATGTATCATTAAAATCCCTTGAAGTAATTGTGTATCTCTCATCATTGTTTGTTCTTGTAGTAGTCTCATGTTGTTACCGGGATCTGGAGCTACAATTACGTTCGGCTCCCTAAGCTCCCTAAACATATAAGCGCTAAAACCTAAGTTACATAAACTGATTGCAAACAGCACGTATGCTGCACATCTAAAAAAATTCATTTTGACACCTGTTAGGAAAATAGTTCGGAAATTACTTTTCCTGAATTAGCTATTTTCATAGGTCGCCCGCTATTACTTGTGTAAGTAGTCTGTAACGAAATGCCAAGAGCCTTGCAAATTGAGGCCATGACATCTTGGGAGGAATAAGGTTCTGTCTCCACCCGTGTACCATCTTTGTTAGTTGCACCAACGGCTATGCCGCCATTCATACCAGCGCCGCCCACGACAACACTCCAGCTTCTTGCCCAGTGGTCGCGTCCGGCGTTTTGATTAATACGTGGAGTTCTACTAAATTCACCCATCCATATGATAGCTGTATCCTCCAACAATCCTCTTTGCTCTAAATCCTCTACTAATGCACTCATACCTTGGTCTAGCATTGGTAACTTTGTATCTCTTAATGTCGGGAATATATTTTGGTGATTGTCCCAGCCGCCCAACCCGACCTCTATGAACGGGACGCCAACCTCTACGAGTCTTCTGGCCATTAGACACCCCTTGCCAAAGCTGTTGTCTCCGTATCTTTCTTTGACGTTCTCTGGTTCGCCTTCAACTTTCATAGCATCCATCTCTTTGCTAGTAAGCACGTTAAATGTTTTCCTCAAAACCTTCTGATGCTCTTTAGCGAGTGATCCCCTACTGCTATTTATAAAATTACTCTCTATTACATCTAGAGCATAAGCTCTTTGATAAAATCTATCGTCTATCTTTAGATTCAAGTTTCTAATTCTACCGTCGCTATTTACAACAAAAGGGGAATACTCCGCGCCTAGAAAACCCGCTCCGGCACTTGGCCCATTTACAGAGACAAACTGAGGTATCATAAGCTCTGGCTTTTCAAGCTCCTTAGACAATACAGAGCCATAGCTAGGATGAACCATGTTTGGGTTTGGTACGTATCCTGTGTGCATGTAATATCGACCACGCATATGATCTGCCTCTCTCGTACTCATACTGCGAATGATTGCCATATTATGCATCTGTTTGGCCATCAGTGGCATATGCTCGCTAATCTGTACGTCGCCATTTGTAGGGATTGGCTTGAATGGTCCGCCGGTTGGCGCGTCTGGTTTCAAGTCCCAAATATCCATAGTAGACGGTCCACCGCCCATCCAAAGTAGGATGGCCGATTTACCGTTTTTCTTTAGCTGCTGCTCATTGGCTTTAAGAGTTGTAGTTAAGGCAGCAACCCCCGCTAGGGATGTTAGAAATTCTCTTCTTTTCATATTAAAACCTAAAGTGAAAAAATAGTCCGCTGAATGGCGACGGGTAGACCGGAACAGGTTGCGGTTGAACGATAACCGGAGGGCCATAATAGTAATGGTGAATTGTTGGTGGATAAACCCTATACTGATATGGGTATACATATGGTCTTCCAATTATAATACTTCCATGTCTATAATTATGGCTAGGTCTAACTTGTTGTTGTGGCCTTTGCCACTCCTGCTTTCCAAAGCCTGCGGGTCTTTGTGGTTGTGGTCTTGTAAAATCTCTAGGAACACTCTTCACGACCGGCGGCTTAATAACTTTACGTTCAGGCTCCTGTGCCTCAGCCGACAGCGGAATAAACAAAAGAGATAGTAGGGCTAAGTATTTCATCTTAATCTCCTTATACGCAGTTTGGACACGCACAAGCGTCTCCACACTCACATTCAGATTCTACACATGGACATTCGTTTTCGCATAGTTCGCAAATCACTGGTTGCTCCTTGTTAAACATATTTTTAATTTCATCTTTATTAATTAAACAAATTGCAGCTACAATAATAACCGCCAAGAATGGTATCTTAAACTTCATAGTGGTCTCCTTAGACAATAATATCTGTTAAAATTTTGCCGCCATCCACAATCTCGATGGGGCGATCACCGGGAGCCATTAGCTCTTTATCAGCGACTATTCCTAGTCTGTTGTAGATAGTAGCCGCCCAGTCTTCTATGTTGACTGGATTTTGATCTGGCTCGCTTGCGGTAGCATTTGAGGTTCCATATGTCATTCCTCCTTTGATTCCACCTCCAGCAAGCACTGTGCTAAATACTTTTGGCCAGTGGTCTCTTCCTGCACGGTTGTTTATCTTTGGGGTTCTTCCAAACTCAGAGACTACACAAACTAAAGTAGACTCTAGTAACCCACGCTGATCCAAGTCTTCGATAAGGCTTGCAAACCCTTGATCAAAAGCTGGCAACTGACTGTTCATGCCGTTGGCTATGTTGTCGTGCATGTCCCACCCACCGTATGTAAGTGTTACGAATCGTGTTCCAAACTCAACAAGTCTTCTAGCCAAGAGCATCCTTGCTCCGGCTGTATTTCTGCCATACTTATCTCTAATGTTCGCTGGTTCTTTTTCTATGTCAAAGGCGTCCTTTGCGTTTTGATCTCCTATCAAGCTGTATGCACGTTCATAAAAAGAATTCATAGCTTTAACTGAGTCGGCGTTTTGTTTTTTGTTAAAGTTGGTATTTACCACATTAAGCACACGCTGCCTTCTTGTAAATCTTTCATCTGGAACCGGAAGTTGAAGATCTCTAACTTGGAAGTCGCTGCTAGCAGGATCAGATCCCAAGCCAAATCCAGAATATGAACTACTCAGATATCCAGTACCTGCATATTCGTTAGGTTGGTTTGGTATGCAGACGTACGGAGGAAGGTTTTTGCGAGGCCCAAACTCATGTGCAACCACTGAACCCATTGATGGGTATTGAAGGGCTGGGCTAGGTCTATAGCCAGTAAACATATTGTGTGTGCCACGTTCATGAGCAGCTTCTCCGTGGGTTAGACTTCTTATGATCGTCAGCTTGTCAGTGACCTTTGCGGTCTTTTTTAGGAGTTCTCCTATGCGAATTCCCGGAACAGCGGTGTCTATACTTCCAAGTGGTCCACGATATTCAAGCGGAGCAAACGGCTTAGGATCAAAAGTCTCCTGATGAGCCATTCCTCCCGGCAAATAAATAAATATAATACTCTTAGCTGGCCCCTCTTTGCTATCATAGTGCTTCTGATCAGCCATAGCCAAAGACGCACCAAAACTTCCTAAAATTCCAGCATGTAAAAAAGATCTTCTATCCATTATAATATAACCTTTGCTTCTCCTTCGAGTAAATATCTTGGTCGTCCAGACATGTCAGTACGCTGGATTCCGTGTTCAATTCCAAAGTGGTGGAACAGTGTGGCTTGTAGATCGAGTGGGCCAACAGGATTTTCTACAGGACTGTATGATCTATCAGCTTCCCCAATCGTTCTTCCAGATTGATATTTACCACCCGCCATCATCATGGGTGTAATGGCAGGCCAGTGATCACGGCCAGCATTTGCATTGATCTTAGTTCTGCCGAATTCTCCAGTTACAACCAATAAAACCTTTTCGTTTAAGCCTCTGTCCCAAAGGTCTTGCAAGAAACCTGCTATAGCCTTGTCGATTGGTGCAACCCTTTTCTTTAGTGCGTCCGAAATATTGCTGTGCATATCCCACCCACCATAATGTAGAGTTACAAACTTAGTTCCATGCTCTACTAATCTTCTTGCTAAGATCATCTGTTCGCCAATGTCATTGGCTTTTTCAGAGCCGTAAAGAGCTTTTGTTGCTTCTGACTCTTGATCTGTAGCAAACGCATCTTTGGCTGAACCAAGAATTACGTCGTATGCCTGACCTTTATAGAAGCCAACTGATTCAGCACCTCTTCCAGATATATCCTTAGCTGCTGAACCTAACGCCCCCAGAAGTTGCTTTCTGTTGCTGAATCTGTCGAGTTCGATCCGTGGTGTGAGATTGTCTTTATTGGACGGATCAAATGGCTTAAATGCTCCACCCAGCCAAGCACCTTCATCACCTTCAATTTTGCCTTGCTTAACATATGTTGGCACTCCATTTTGAGGGTGGTTTGTTCCATAAACAGATGAGATTAAAGAACCAAAGGAGGGGTATTTTGCGGTAGAGGTAGTAGTTCTTTCTGGATTGTAGTGTCCAGTCATCATAAAGTGTGTTCCCTGTCTATGGGAAGAGTCTTTATGACTGAAGGAGTTTACTACATTTAATTTTGATGTATGTTTAGACAGTTCGTACCAATCTTCGCCTAGAGTTATGTTAGTCTTTGCGTCGTGCCTTGCTCCGTTTACTGGTTGCCATTCTGTTGGCACTGTGTCTTTTGGTGCATGGAATGTCTCAAACTGTGTGGGACCACCACCAAGCCAAACCCATACTACAGCCTTGTCATCATAGCTTTGTGCGTTTGCGGCGAAAGCCTGATCTGAAAATCCAACGGCTGACATGCCAGCCCCAATAGATCCAATCCTAAGAAAATCTCTCCTGTTAAACATAAAATCAATCATTTTATCATCTTTCTAGCCCGGAGCTTCATAAAAACCAATGTTAAACCCTTCTCTTGTGCAATCCTCCACGGTTTTCTCCATACCATGTTTTTTGAGGTGCCTCTCTATATGTATACACATTTTTTCATTAGTTCCCGGCCAATTATTTTTAGCGAAGTGACATAAATACTTGCATTTCCAATGAGTTCTCGTAGAATCCAGTGGTTTGGGGTTAACATTTTGTCTGATTTCCTCAACCCTTTTCCTGAGCATCTCTAGAAATCTAGCCTCGTCGCTCTTGTCAAACATTAGCGAAAACGGCTTAGGGTCTGGCTCGCCATCCTTGTCTTTATAGAAAAATATACTCATAATTCTATTAGGAAACTCTGGGTATAGTTTAGATATGGCGTAAAAATATAGTAGGAGTTGGGCATCATTTTCAAGTTTTTTATAATCCTTAACCTCCCCCGTTGCCCAATCCATGCGGCGACCTGACTTCCAGTCAATAACCTCTATTGTGTCTTCATTAAGTAGGGTTACAAGGTCGATTGTCCCCTTAATAGCTAACTGCCCTTGAACCTTTTCACCATTTATTTCATATTCAAACTTAGCCCAATCTTCTTCGATTGGTATATCAAAATGTGGCTCAGGGTGATGAATGTTTCTTTGTCTTGGATCAAACATGCCATCGCTGTGCGTGAGAAATGTCCACACTGTTTGAGCTATTTCTTTTCTCTCTTTTGGGTAGAACTTATGTTTAGAGTTTTTTGCGTAACAATCTATGGATATTTCTATAAGATCGTTCACAAAGTCGTCTGTGTATAGTTCATCTTTATGTATTCTAATTTTCCCAGCAGCGTCGTCTTCAACAACCAAATACCTCTTTCTGGGGTTGTCTTGCTGAAACTTTTTTAAACCAGCTAATATCTCCATAGCCTTATGAGCCATCGTACCCATATCAGCCTTTTTGCCGCTGTCAGACTGGTGACCAAGAACGTAGGTTATAAAGTATTGCATTTGGCAATACGAGTAATTATTGTAACTAGAGCTTCTTACATATGTGACTAACATTAATTCTCCTTGAGGTGTTGGTAAAATCTCTTGACCTTCACCATCAGGGAATCAATACTCTCGTCGCTATTGTCAATAAAATCTGTGAAGGGGTAATCATCTAGCGCTATTTCGCTAGAATGTGAATCATTAAAAACCTTTCGTGTTAGCCTTATGACTTTTCCACCAGCATCTTCTATCGCTTTCGCCTCATTAGGAAAGCGAACATCCGCTATGATGGCTAAGTCACATTGTTCTTCTTGTATTTTTTTTATGCATGAACTCACCCAAACAGGTTCGTAAATTTTGCGGCAAACGTCTGTACCAAAAAACTGCATAAATTCACGAGCAGTCATTGGGCCTTTCTTTTCGGGATTGTTAAACACTTCTAGACATGGCATGTTTTCCCAAAGTAAGTGCGCCTGACTCTGATTTTTTTGTTCCTCTGTCCCCCAAACGCACTCACTGGGGATATCAAATAGCTTTACACAAATCCACTTAAGATGATCTGCAAAGCTGTATAATTTGACATATGGCCACATATTTCTTTCTGCATAGTCAACAAAGTCTTGGTCTTTTCTAGACACATCAAACTCTCCCCACCCCTCTCTACCAAGAGAGTCCTCTGTTAAAATCATTAGCTGACCATCTTTGCCAATGTTATAGTCTTTTATCAAGCCATTTTTATGGAGCGTAAGTCCATGTAAAATGTTTGCTACCGTATTTTTGCCAGCCTGCTTGCGACCAGAAATACCTAATATTTTCATTAGTAACATCCTTTAAGATTCTGAAGTACGTCTTGTTTTATTTTATCCACAAACATGTTGCCCAAGTCTTTAGTGTGCATTTGTGGGAATACTAGATTAAATAGTCTGGAGAGATCTCTTTTTATTTTTATTTTAGATTCTCTTCCTGCCTGATCGTTGTCTGTCAATACTACTAATTTAGTAACGCCCGTCTTTAGTAAAAGTGACCTCTGACTTGATGATATGTCTTTTCCAAAAAGCCCTACTGCGTTCTCTACTCCAGCCTCGTAGAGCTTCCAAACGTCTCCCTGCCCCTCGACTAAAAACATACAATTCAATTTTTGCGCAGACGTTATTGCGTTGTCGTAGTTGTATAGGTATTCGGTCTTTTTAAAGCCATCCGAAAAAAGATATTTAGGCATCAGCCAATCCTTTGTAGCTCTAGCTATAAACCCAACCGCTTGATTTTTATAATTAACTGGTATTATTGATCTGTTTCTCATTAAAAGGGAGTCGCTATCACGGACACCAAAATGTTTTAGCGTTTGCTTTTTAAATCCTCTGCTCTCAAAGTACGGCGATCCTGCCAGCATTTGCGAAGGAAACGGGCCTATAAACACGTCTTTTACAGTTGTGGTTTTCTTCTCCCGCTTTTTAAATTGCTTAACTAAGTTTTTAAATATCTTGCTTTCGTCATCTACAGTTTCTTTTTTCTTCCATTGGCCAGTAGCCCCGTTTAAATCATAAGTGCTAGATATAAACCTTAGCACATCAGAAAAACTGTCGGTATCCAAGCAGCCAGCAACAAATCCAAATATGTCCGTGTTATAATGTTCGTGACACCCACGAGTCCAGCATTTCCACATACGTCTTTCTATGGAAAATGATAGTCCGTTGGGGTTATCGCTACCTTCATGAATGGGGCATCTCATAAATATATTATCCCCATCCCTCCGATACTCCAACCCCAAACTGTCAAACAAGATATCTAAGTCTGAGAAAATAATATCCTTGACTTTTTCTAAGTCTAGTGTTTTTTTACTCTTTGCTCTTTGTGAATTCATACCACAGAAATCCTATATTTGCAGTTGCATACGCAAACCATATTAGTGCGTGCGGAAAATCTTTTTGTCTCAAATTATCTACGCCGCAAGCGCAGTAGCAGATAGTACAGACAACCAGTGCAGATATCGCTAGGCTCATTCGCTGTCCTTTCGTTTTTCTTTGGGTGGCATATAACCAAAAATATGTCCACAGGTAAACCCTACTGAAAATGCTATAAAGGGAGCCTCTAAAGCGGAGTTTTGCATAAACCTGCTTATGCTCAATGGCATACCTCCGACAGTCACCGCAAGTAGATCATAGATACCTAAAAAAATTATTGTTCCTGTTATTAATTTTGCCGTAAGCGACATTACAATTTCTCCACAGATAAGTCATGATGAGTTCTATTAACACGTACAAAGCGTGCGGTTTTACTAAAGTCTTTCAGTGACGTAGCACCAGTATAAGCACAAGCACTGCGCACACCCCCAAGTATATCATTGATGACAACGCTTGCTTCTCCTTTGTATGGAATTTTTTTAACCCTACCTTCGCTTGATCGGTAGTTTAAAAGCCCGTCTCCATGTTTTTCTTGTGCCTTTTTGGAAGACATGCCATAAAAGGTTAGGTACTTTGTTCCAGCCTTTTCTACCCATTCGCCCTCACACTCTTTCGTTCCGGCCAGCATTCCTCCAAGCATGACAAAATCAGCACCGGCGGCGTATGCTTTCGCTACGTCTGCTGGGTAACGACAACCACCGTCAGCACAAATCAGTCCTAGTCTACCAGTGTCAGAGCGTAGTCCGTGAGCGACATGCGAACATTCGGCAATAGCGGAAAGCTGTGGATAACCCACCCCAGCCTTGAGTCTTGTTGTGCAAGCAGAACCCGGACCGATTCCAACCTTAACAATATCAACTTCCCCATGTAAAATTAATTCGGAAACCATCTCTGAGGTAGCAACATTTCCGGCCATTATAATTGAGTCGGGAAACTCAAATCTAATATCTGCACACCAGTCCACAAATTTTTCGGTGTATCCGTTTGCTATGTCGATGCATATGTTTGGGGAAAACCCCATGCTTTCTTGAATACCTTTTAGTCTATCCATTTCGCGGTCAACATTCATTCCGACGCTGACCCAAACATTAGGCTCTATATTATAGTATTTAAAATAACCCTCTATGTCTTCTACACTGTAGTGTTTGTGTAGGCATGTTATTGCTTCATGATTATTTAACGAAGCTCCCATCTTAAATGTACCTGTGGTATCCATATTTGCTGCCATTAAAGGAACACCATGCCACTCCTTTGGCGAGTGGTAGAACTTAAATGTTCTCTTTAGCTCCACCTGTTTTCTGCTCGCAGCCGCTGACCTTTGTGGTACGAGTAAGACATCGTCAAAATCTAATTTAATATCACTATCAACTTTAAGCATTGTCACTCCAGAGTTCTTCTTGTTCATCGTCGAAAGGTAAATCCGAGCCTTCTATAACATCTCCGTCAGGGGATGATCTCATCTCGTCCCTAGTTCTAAGTTCTTTCAGTTGTGAGTGAGAACCAACCATGTTCATATTAATATAGTTTCCGTCAATTAATCCTGCTCCATGTCTAGCTTTAAGTGTTACCAGCTTGCGATTTCCACCGCTTGGGCCGTCCTCAGCAAGCTCCTCTGCCGATTTTAATTTAAATATGGAGAACGAGGTGCAAAGCCAGATGAGCCTGTCAGATCCACTCACAGCGTCCGTAGACTCCTTTGTTATTCCGTCTCTGTTTAGCTGTACAAAAGACAAGCACGGAAAATCATACTTAACCGCAAGGTTGTGCAGATTCGTTATTTGGAACCCAAGGGCTTGGTATTCTTGAATGTTATTTGTGATAGAGCTTGATGACATCAATTTTAGGTAGTCGTAGACAACTACGCAATCGTTAGTTTTGCCGTTGTCATCTTGACCAACCTCCTGAATTACCCATCTCTTAATAGTATTCATTATGGTTTCAAAGGGAGCGCCAGCAACACTGACGTAGGTATATGGTATGTCACGAATTTCTTCTATGGCTTCTTTGACTTTAATAAACTTTTCATCGTCGTCTGCAAATTTACCGGTGGCCACCTCTTCAATTGGAACGCCACTTATGTTAGACACAATTCTGTTAAGATGATCCTCCTTGCTCATTTCAGTATCGAGCATAAGAACAGGTATTCCATTACGAGCATTGTGCAAAGCAACATTATCTGCAAACACAGACTTGCCCACTCCGGGCCTTGCGGATACGAGATCCACACACTTACGGCGTAAGCCGCCACCAACAACGGCATCAAATCTGGGAAATCCACTTGGCAATCCTATTTGGTCACACTGGTTCTCAATTAAGAATTCTATATATTCATCAATGTCATCGCCCAGCTTTTCAGGTTTTTGGCCAACTTCGTCCTCTCTGAGAAACTCTGTTATCGGTGCTTCAATTAAATTTACAATGTCATCAATGGACTCGTCGCCATTTATCTCTGTAATATCTCTACCGATCTTATCAGCAATTTTTTTGGCTTTTCTAGCTATCTCAAACTTCTTTACTTGGGCAGCGAAGTGAGTGACATTATCCTGCTTGACAGGATAGTTCATAAGGTCATCTATATAGGAAAGCTCTTGCTCTGTGTGGATGACTTCAGACAGACTCAACTGCTCTGCTGCCGACAGGATTGCAGGTAAGTCAATAGACGCTTCACTACCCAACACCTTCTCAATACACTTGTAGATTACTTGGTTGTTTCTGTGCGTGAAGCTGTTGTGAGTGATGAAATCTGATATCTCAACATAAGACTCAAGACCGTAGGCAAACAGGCCAGCTAAAACTGCACGCTCCGAACCAAGGTCCGAAAGTTTAGAATCCATCTTATCTCCCCGTGCATTTATTACATCTAATAAATTCGCCGTAGATTAAACTTTCGTTTATAGAAAACGTTTTACCGCAGACATGGCATTCAACCTGCCTCTTATTGGGCTTGCCCCTTCTTCTAGGTGTCTTCATTTTTTCAAATTTTTGATAGTCTACGTCTTCGTCTCTGAATTCGCCATCGTCAACCCATTGATTTTTTCTGGCTCTCACTACTGATTTCCTTTGCTCTAAATTGTTAGATGTTACAGTGAAGTCTTCATTCACCGAGCGATTGGGTGAATTCTTTTCTAACTGTTCCGATTTATTCTCTGTGACGGGCGTGTCACTTTTTGTGTTACTATTAAGCAAACCTTGTACTAATTGGTCTTTTTGCTCTTGAGTAAGGGACTCAAGCAAGGTTTTTACAATGTCATCACTCATTTTCTTTTACCCTTTTCAATTAAGATATCTGCCTTACGGCGAACGTTGTACTCTCTACTCTTGATGTTTTCGAGTCTACCTTCTGCCGTCATTTTCCAATCATTTATTTTATTTGCTAGTTCGTGATTTCTTAGTATGGTCGCTACTTTAACGTCGTGCTTTGCATACTGATCCCAGATCCCATTGTCAAGCTCTGAAGATATAATACTTTGCAGTGTATTGCTACACCAGCGGATGACGTTTTCGCAGTGTGCTTTTTCTTTCGACACATGATCAGCAAACTGATAAAGTTGATACGAATAGTTAAAACACTCGTCTTGGTTCAACCTCTCCATATCCTCCATAGAAAGCATCTCAGCTATCGCAAACTCTGGACGAAACGCTGTCGGTACCACATTCTTTGCTGCGATGTATGCGTCGATCCCGTCTAGAAAATGTTTAAGTCTATCTGCTGCGTTCAATTTGCTCTCTCCAATATTCCGGTGAGTCGTCCCACCTAAGCTCAACAAGTTGTATTCCGTTTACACGGCACCACTCTCTTTTATCTAGGTCTCTTTTTTTGGCCATAGCAAATCCAGCTTTGCTTTTATGAAAATATGGTATGTACTTATAATGTTGTTGTCCATGCACTTCAATACCCATTATAGCACTTGGTATGTAGAAGTCAAGGTATAGAACAGATTTTTTTGAAGGTTTTACAGATCCCGGTAATTTAACTTCTTCGTAGATGTTATAACCACGAAACATTTCTTTCAATAGAACTCTTGTAATTTTATGATAGAAGGAGCAATTTTCTCTTTGTTTAGTATACTTTTTTAAGTCTAGATTATACTCTCTACCGTTTAACCCAGTTACTTTCATAGTAACACTTCTCTAATCTGTTCATATAAGAACTGCGTTATGGTCTCGTTTGTTTCTAGAAAATTAGTCACTTTCTCCATACCTTGAAACTTGAAGGCTTTTGTGATAGCTTCTTCATCTTCTAGGTCTACCTCATTATCTATTAACCAGCTTTTAATAACTGGGTCTTCTTTATTATCTATCGCACATGTTATAGTATACCAAGCGCCACTACGTTCAATCATGGCAAACTCACTTGCTATCTGAGATATCTCCTGACACTCATCAATCCCTATGCCATATCTAATCCAGCTTTCAGTAGTTTTTAGTGGTGTGCCGCCTGCGGCAGAAGTCTTGATTAGCCAGTTTGCAACCTGCCCCACATGTTGTCCAGAGTCTTTAGGGACTTCCCACTTACCCCGATGAGTAATCACCATATTAGTTCCGGCCTGATACTGAAGCATATTTCCACAATCTGCCATTTTAGCTGGTGACCAACGACTGCCGCCAGTATTTGCAATGTTATGTGTAATGAAGATTACTATAGCCTTCATTCTAGCTACATCGCCACTTATACGTTTGAAAAACATGGATAGGAGTCTGGGCAGCGCATTGCGAACACCCGTTCTGATCTCGCCTTCTATCTCGTCCCTTGGAACCATGTTAGAAGTCGAATCTACAATAGCCACCAAGTCTGGAGTGCTTTTAATCATAGTCTCTAACGAGTTTAGGTAAACTTCGGCAGGAACTATTGGCTCTTCATCTGTTGCTTGAACAACCTTGATTGCGCCAACGTCTAGACCCTTTATGCCTTTGAAGTTTTCTTTAGTGAGTCTCCCCTCGGTGTTAAGGTAGACCACTTTTTTACCTTCTTTTTGAGCTTTAGCGGCGAAGTATAGTGCTGTAGTTGTTTTGCCGGTCTTGGGGTCTCCGGTCATAACGACACAACTACCTTCTCTTAGCCCACCCCCCAAGGCTATATCTAAAGCTGGGGATATCCCGATGGTCTTGAAATTCTCTAGCGACTCCAATACGGCTGTACCTGATTGAACTATTTTGCCATATTTCTTGTTTATTTGGTTACTTACGGGGTCGTCACTAAACTCTACAGACTTACTCTTCTTCTTGGCCATGTTCTAAGTTCCTCAATGTCTTTAAAATATTTTTCTTTCCAAATCTTTTATGTCGGCTCGTTGGGTTTTTCTTTACATCTATGTGTTGCCTGCTTTCGGTTTCTTTATCTAATAATAGCTGATACCTCTTAATAATCCCAATGGCTTTTGGGTGTTTTAAAGAAAAAATATTAGCTCTTTTGAAATCGTCAGAATTAACCGCTTTAACTAGCGCTTTTTCGGTTATAGATTTGTCTTTCAATATCTGTGTCGCAAGTCTCATTTGAAATTGGAACGTTTTCTTCCACGGCTCTCTGTTCCAAAATTTGTAAGATAGTGAGCCTTCGTTGTTGTACTCAGCTTTCTTCTTGCACATTATCTCAGCGACGTAAGCCGCACAGGTGCAATAGTCTCCAGTGCTTTGATGCTTGTACTTACTTTTTTCTGTTCTCTTTCTTTTTTTGGACATTGTAAATAATTCCCTCTGGAAAGCACGAGTCGATATCGTCTTCATAACTTTTTTCCTCAATCAATTCCGGTATGATATACATCTTTTTGCTGACCACGTCGTCTCTCAATACACCGACTGTGTAGTAGTGCTTGGAGTCTCCGCCCATCTGCCCCATTATCGAGCGTATAAAGTAGATAGCCTCTGCATTCTCAATATCTATTATTATTTCATGAGACCTAAATTGCAAGTGAAGGTTGGAAACAAAGTCTCCGGTTTGATCACATAAGGTCTTTATAGACTTCCACTGCTTGTAGTCGTCAAAAAAGAACTCTTGACCACTGACTAGTTTGACTTTAATCCAAACAGCCTGCTTGTTAGTTCTATATTTCTGTAAGAATTTTTCGTTATTCATCTCTTATTTTCGTTATACACGCCCTTCTAGATGATTTATTTTGATTAAACGAAGGTCTCATTTCGTCAGCCATGACTGAAGCGTTTGGGGTCATAACTATAGAGCCTTTGTTGTTATTTGCAAATTGTTGAGATAATACTGTCTCGCTTTTTTTGGGCTTTTGTATCTCATTCTTTTGTACAAAATTTTTGATGGACTTCTTAGTCCTGTCTAACTCCTTGGCTAGATCATCTACCGTGGTACCCTCTGGGTATTTGTTTTCAATGTAAAATTTTTCAGCTTTACTGAGTGGTCCTGTTTTAGTCATTTAAAAATCCTCTCTGAGCTTTAGTTAAGTAAATTGAATTATTAGTCTTTAAGTACATCATATAAAAATCAAATGTGTTTTTTGAAACTCTTTTAAAGGAAGACTGGAGGTATCTTCTCCTGCTGGAGTAGGTACCCATCGGATCGTAGAGATTGCTTTCCAGAACTCTTACGTGGTGCGACTTGGGGTTTCCGTTCACATAAACAATCTTCCCATATGCATCCTTGGAATTCACTTTTTCCAAATTTGAGCCGTTTTTATCAAAGTGGGCCTCTGTCAGTTCTCTTTCGTCAATTTCTTTTTTGATCTTATCAATCGCCATTATTTTTTCCCTTTCAGTATATATTCGGCTTTCTGTTTGTTTGTCATTTTGTTAAGTTCTTTGTTTGTGGCTGTGGCGTGTTTATGATACCAAGGCTTTTTTTTCTCTGTTTGCGATTCTTTTATCCTCTGCTGGTTTTCTTGTATGAGGCTCTTGTTTTCTCTAGCGTTTTTGTCCGCTATGCTGCCGATAGTATTAGAACCCTTTACAAAAGCGTGTGCGCCACCCGTAATAACCCTGTAAAGCTTCGGTTCATTACACTTAGGGCAGAATGACAATGGCTCGTCATCGAATGCCTGCTTGACATCTATAAGTTTGTGCGAGCAAGCCTCGCACTCGTAATCGTATAGTGGCATTTAATTCTCCAGTGCAGATAGTACCCTGCCTATTATGTCATTTCTTTGTATATCTTCGTACCCTAATTCACAGACCCCCACACGTTCCACGTTAGAAAGTCTGCTCATGCAAAAATCTAGGCCGCTTCTACCCCTCAAATCATCTTGATTGATATCGCCATTTATTAATACCTTACTATTTTTGCCCATTCTAGTTATAAACATTTTTATTTGATCGACCGTGCAGTTTTGAGCTTCATCTAATATCATATAGGAGTTGTGAAATGTTGAACCCCTCATGATCTCTAGGGGTTTGTAGTGAATTTGTCCCTCATTATCATAGTAGCCGTAGAAAGATTGTCCAAGGAAAAATTTTAAATTCTCTTTCATTGGTAGTAAGTAAGGAGCTATTTTTTCACCTAGTTCTCCCGGTAGAGATCCAATATCTTTTCCGGTGCAAACTAGGGGTCTGGTGATAATTATTTGTTCAACATCCCCTCGGTGTAAATGTTCTGCCGCTATGCCAGCGGCAATAAAAGATTTACCAGACCCAGATGGGCCGGAACAAAAAATTATGTCGTTTTCAACTATAGCTCTTATATACTCTTTTTGGTTTTCTGTCTGCGCTTCTACGTGTTTAACTTTTGGCCTGTCGTCTCTTTTGTTTCTTCTAGTTCTCGCCATTTATTTTTACCTTATGGATTTTATAGATCGTTTTCTTTAACAAAAATCCCGTCTATCATCCTACCTTTTCTATGTTTAATATCATCCCAAGCCTTCTGTAGGCATTCTGCCAAGACAACACCGTTTCTTTCGGCTATATTTAACATAACAACCAACATATCACCAATGTCATCTCTAATATCCTTGCCTTTACAAACACTGTCCGAAAGCTCCCCAAGCTCTTGGGCTAACTTGAGAACCTGATCCTTATCAGTGCTTCCTTCTATTAAGTTCCTGTCGTAGTGCCAGCCGATGACCCTATGTATTAGGCTATACAAATCCGACTGCTCTTCTACGGTTATTCCTTCTGGATAACTGGTAAAAACAACATCTTGCTTTACCCCGTGAACTGTTTCTATCTTATATTTATTTAACTGATCCATTCTAGCTTTTGCGTCATGGATGCAGTTATTTGAATCGTTTTTAGTCATAGTTTCATGTCTCCAAAATCCATGTCCTCTAAATCGTTTTTACTCGCACCTATTTTGTAACTAGTGATCTCATGTTCTTGAGGTGCAACCTGAACACTTTCACTGTGCATCCAAGCTTGCGTCCATCCGGCGATAGGATTTTTACCTACATTTTCATACGGCAACCCTATTGCCTTTCTTCTGGACATACATAGCCAGTCGATGTATTGGTGAAGCACCGTTTCGTTTAATCCAATTATTGAGCCATCTTTAAAAAGGTAGGATGCCCATTCTTTTTCTTCCTTGGCCGCATTTTCAAACATCTTTACGGCAGCGTTCTCACATTGTTCTGCTATCTTCACAAAACCCTCTGATTCTTCCCTGTGCAATATTTTAAGTATATGTTGAGTGTTGGCTAGATGAAGAGCCTCGTCTCTTTTAATTAATTTTATTATGTCTGCATTGCCCACCATCTTCTTATTTTCTGCAAAGGCAAAGCTACACACAAAGCTAACATAAAACCTAATTGCTTCCAGAATATTTATACTGACTACTGTCATGTAGATCTGTTTTTTAATGTCTGATAATCTGTTCTTGTCGCAAGCCATTCCCATAAGATTGTTGTAGTCGGCAATGGCGCTGTCGGCCCGCTTCATGATTTCTTTGTCTTCGTAAATACCACCGAACACCTCCGAGCTGTCAGCAAACACGTTTTGAATGATATAGCTGTAGCTTTGAGAATGAATTTTTTCAAAGAACTGCCAAGTCATCAAGCACGCCTCTAACTCCGTATTAGTAACAAATTCTAATAGCGTTGGTACACCTCGACAGATAACGCTATCGAGCATAGTTTGATATTTTAAGTTTGAGGTAAAAATAAACTTTTCGTTATCCGACATCTCCTTGAAGTCGCCACGATCTTTCTTGAGTTCTATTTCTTCAGGTCGCCAGAAATTCATCATCTGCTTACTGTCAAGATCTCTAAATATTGGATACTTAACAATGTCGTACCTCTGAACACCCAAATCTTTCCCTAGGAAAAGCGGCTGATTCATAGGGTCTATATTTTTTGTGTTAAAGATGGTTTTCATATCGCACATGCTCCAGATTCGCAGTTCATGCCCCTCTCCGTTTCGCCATCTCCGTCAGGCGTGTTGGCATAATAGAAATTTTTAAGACCATATTTATATCCGTAAATCTGATCTCTTATTAAAACACTGAGAGGAATATTGCCATCCTCATAGTGACTATAATTGTAATATAGGTTTGTACTCATGCTCATATCCACAAACTTCTGTATAACGGCGGCTATATTTATAATAGCTGTGTTATCGGATATGTCCCAAGCTAAAGTGTAATAATTTTTGCGCATATGGTAATTTGGTACTAACTGTTTGAGAATACCGTTCTTCGCCTTTTTATGTATAAGCAAACTCCTGACTGGCTCAATCCCATTTGTGCTATTCTGTATTACGCTACTAGATTCGCAAGGCATGATAGCAGATAAGGTAGAATGACGAAGACCGTGTTTTTTAACCCGTTTACGTAGCCCCTCCCAGTCCATGTTGTATTTAGGTTTAATCAATTCATCAACTTCTTTTTTATACCAATCTATTGGAAGTAACCCCTTGGCGTATTTTGTGTCTTCAAACTTTTCGCACGCCCCTTTCTCTTCAGCTAATTCACAGCTAGCGTTTATTAAATTCCACTGAATTTGTTCCATGACTTCATGAATTAGTTCTAACGCTTCTTGATCTTCGTACTTGATCTTGTTCTTAGCCAAAAATCCTGCTAGGTTAGTAATCCCAATACCTAGTGATCTACGGTTCTTGGTGAAGTTTTCACCGGCCAGCACTGGATAATCTTGATAGTCAATTACGGACTCCAGAGTTCTGACAGCCATTCTACAGGCATCCTCTATGTCTTTCTCGCTACCTAGCTCTAGCAGGTTAAGGGCCGAAAGAATACAGATACCAATTTCGCCATCAGGATCATCTATAGATTGAATTGGTTTTGTAGGGTGGATAATTTCTTGGCAAAGATTACTCATATGACAAGCAATATCCCACGACCCGTGTGCATTGGCTGAGTCAATGTTCATACTGTAGATACG